TTAGTTATTGGGTGCATATCCGAATATCTCCTTTATTGGTATTAATGCCATTTCACTAGCTTTAAAATCTCCACCATTAACAATTTTACCTTTTCCTGATTTAACTATTTCTTTAGTACGTCGTTTTAAATAGTCTACTGGCAGTATATGAATACCATATAATTTAAAATTATGTACTAGTATTGTAGCCCAATAATCTGCTTTAGTAATTGATAAACCACTTGGTTTATTTTTATTATGATTAAATAATTCTATTGCGATATTACCAGTTTCTTTCCATTTATCACGTTCAGTTTTAACTTCTATTTTTTCATTTTGTAATATTAATGCTAATGTTTTTTCATAAATTTGACCAAATTTTAAATCTATATCAAAATTACTATTGTTATTAAACATTCTTTTGTCTAACTTACTCTTATCAAAATACTCTTGTATTTTTGTAATAGAGTTGTGTCCATTATCGACTTCCATAACACTCCTTTTTATTGAAACTAATGAGAGAGCTTAACAGGACTTACCCCAACACAGATTGGGAAGATATAAGAAAGGAAACTAAAAAATATCTTTTGTGCCCATGTTGCCCTCACGGTTACAACACTCTCTCATTAATTATTTAATTAAAATCCAGGTAATCCTGGTATTATTTGCTTAACTTTTTTCTCTGCTTGATTAATTGCTTCAGTTTGTAAAGTTTCTATTTTTTTATTTAAAACATCAGTTTCGACTTTTAATGCTTTAATTTGATTTAATGTATTATCTGCCTGAGCTAATCCGTTATCTATAGCCGATGTAACTTCATGTTGTAATTTATTAATACGTGTTTGTATTGTAGTTACTTCTGATTGAACATCTGTTAATGTGTCATTAACTGTCTGTATAACACCTTCTGCTACTTTAACTGATTGTTGTAAGTTTCTATATATAGGGTAGTTAGCTATTACTGCCATAGCAATAATAACTACACCGTTAATTAGTTTGTCCTTCATCTAACCTCCCATTACATCTGATTTTGAAAGTTTACGTAGTATGTAATCCTGAGCTGGCTTTGCAATTTTACCTAAAAACTTCAATAAACTTGCATATTGTCTATGTGTTAAAGGGCCTTTTCTTCTGTTGCACCTATCACATATCATTTGAAGATTTCCATGCGTAGAATTGCCACCTAAGCTTAATGGAATAATATGGTCGCAAACCATATTATTTATATCAAGTTTTTTGATACAATAACGACATTTGCGACCATAATCATTTAATAAAATATCACGTATTTCTTTTAAACTCATGTTAAATTCAACTTCATATTCTTTACTACGTCTTTTTAATGTAGTTTTTAATGTAGATGATTTTTTCATTAATCTATGAAATACGTTTTTCCAATGATTTCCATGCAGCTTTTTAAGTTTCTTTTGAAACTTTGATTGCCATTCAGAAATTACCTTTGTATGTCTTACTGTTTTACGATATACCATGAGTATGAAATGCTTTTTGATTGTTAGTATATGTAAAAGATATTGATATATAAAATCTCCATAATCCAAATCTTATAATTACTGTATTACTATCATTATCTTTTGCACATTGCAATTTAATAAAATGAAATATTCTCATTGCAAATCCATTTCTATCTGATGATATCTCTATAAGTCCTTTTATCATATTAGGTTCTCCTAAGTCTAAAACTATCAGTCCACTCTATTTCGCACTCCCAATTGGAGTCTCCGTCAGTGTTCTTTAACATTCTAACTATTTTCTTAGGGTCATCAGCTTGTCCATCAACTGATATTACTTTTCTACTTGCATTCTCAATGGCTCCAGAGCCTTTTGCTGCGTATAAACTTAATACGTCTGATTTACTATGTTCTCTGCCAACTTGAGATACCTGTATAATGATTACATCCATATTAACTGCGATACTAGACAAGCTATGAGAAATATATTTAATTTTCTCATGTTCACTACGTCCTTTACCGCGTGTATCTATTAAATCAATGTAATCTACTATCACTAATGATGGTTGCAATTCTTTTATCTTTTGTTGTATCTGGTCAATTGTAGGCGATATTGTTTGAAAGGTAATATGAGATAAATCATCTTTATGCTTCTCGAATATTCCTTCATAATTGTCATTGACTTCATCCTTGTTTAACCCTGATACAATCTGTAATCCACGTCTATGCATATACCAATCTGCTAATTCTAATGAAAGAAATAGAGTTGGTATGTGCCATTCTGGATTGATACTATCATTTGCAAAGTCTACTCCTAATGCTAAATTTTGAACGAAGGTACTTTTATTAGAACCTGTTCTACCAAATACGGTAATAAGTTCTCCTGGATATATATCACAATCGATATGTTCCATACCTAACATTGCTGAAAGATTGATTGTACGACCACTGAAATCGGTTGTTAATCTTTCTTTTAATTTAGATTGTAGAGTTTCTACTGATGTAGTTTCTATCATATAATCTTTTCTCTGAAAATGTATACACTTAGTTTTACAATGTTTTTCCATTATCTCATCTTTACATCCATATTGATAACCGGCATTATAAACACGTTCTACAATTCCATTCAGGACTTCTTTATTTAGCTGATTTTGATTCCAATCTGATAATATAACTTTTGCATAATAACTAGGAACACCATTACGTCGTAAATGACTAACAATTCTCATTGCTGTTGTATTTCTACAACCATCTTGAGGACCTTGCATTAACATTTGTTGTACACAAGGTACTATTGTTGATGGTTCTCTAACTTTATTCAAATTATCAATTCTTGGAACTGCTGTTTCTACGTACTCAGATAATTCTCCTTCACCTAATAAAGATTGATACGGATATTCTAATCTTGGTTTTTTAGCTAATTCCAAGATAGTTTCTGATTTTTCATTCATTATCTCTTTAATTGTTAAAGGAATCTTATATAAGTTAGTTTTTGGATTAAGAGTATGCTGTACTCTATATAAAGCAGTACGAATATATACCATATAATCTGCATGTGGAAATAACTTTTTCATTGTATTTTTTACAATATAAGGTAAATCTGCAGATGTTGGAAATTCAAACATATCATTGCTTAAAACAATATGATAGCCACTTCCACTGAAATATGATTGTATGCTTTTGTGAGTACAGCCTAACTCTTCTAAATCAAATATAATACTACGTGCTAAGTTGAGAGTATGCTCATCTGAATTATCTTGTTTATCAATATCAATTAATACTTTATCGATACTACGTTCACCATAATAGTTCTTTAACGTATTACCATTCGCTCTTGCAAATTCAACTGCTTCTTCATTGTATAAATATGCAGAACGATATAAAGCACTATTTAAATTAATATATTTAAATAATTCATTTTGAGGTATTAATACTCCACGATTAGATGGAGTTCTCTGTGCTATCTCAACATAATGCATTATAGATTATCTAATGCTAATGAACCTAAATCATCAGCGTCTACAGTCATGACAGTTTCTGTCTCTATAGCTTCTTTGATATATCCTTTTGATTTCATCCAATCTATATCACTTTGTAGTTTTACTTTATTAGTTTCACTTACTGGATATAGTTTATAATGAGCTCTTCCATATGCTTTATCACCTGGCTTTTTAGGTTGTTGTTTATAGAAATAAGCAAGATATTTGCCATCTTTACCTAAGGATTCACCATCCCAGTTTTTTCCATCTATAATAGCAAGATAAGGTTCTAGATATTCTATAATATCTATTTTATTACCTATTGAATCTTCCCATTCACCTTTTAGATTAATACCAGCATCACAACCAATAGCTGCGAAGAATGTGTACATTCTTTTAATTACACTACCACCTGTGATTACACCTTTTGCATCTTTTTCAAACTCACCTAGGATATTAGCACTTCGTGTGTACTTACTGCCATTTTGTAATAATTGTACTTCTAGATATATATCAGCCCAATCAAACATGTCTGATTTATCAACTATTTTAACAATATTACATTCACAAATTCCACTAAATCCACTTGTTGTGGTCATTTCTGGTTTAAATAACGCCATATTACTTTTTCTCCTTTATATATATTTTCTTCCAATCAAAAGGTAATACTTGACCACGTAAATGAGGACTTCTTGAACCAGCTTCTAATGAATCA